GATACGGTCAGAAGCCATTGGCATTTCAGCACCAACCATACGTAAGAATCCAGATAATGTTCTGTTTCCATAACGCTCTACTTCTTGCTCGTAGATCTCTGGTAAATACTGTTGTGCGAATGTGTTTGAATCTCCAGCTCCTGAACCACCATTAAATGATAAGAAGTTAGATTCTAAAATTTGTTGTTTTTGACTCGGTTTAATTGAACCGAAAGCAGGACTTAAAGCCATAATTTTTAATTTTTTTAGTTAAATTTTCTTGTTTTTATTTTTAGTTTCGAGGAATCAAGACCACTAATTGCTTTAACTTTTATTCCATTAACAAAAACATTGCCGCTTGCATTTTGCCTTGGCTCTGTTGTAATGTTTTTAGATTTAGCAGCAACTTCTTTTATAGCGTCAGCTTTACCTTGCTCGTAAAAGTGTTGTGCAATAGTGTCGGCATTTCTTGCAGCATAGAGAGCTTTATGATACCCTTTAGTATCTGATATATTACCATTTTTGTCTAGGAACCTACCTATAAACGTGGATATATCTGATTGCTCTTTAACTACATTATCAACATTTTTTACTCCATACCTAAATTTTTTCTCACCTACACTGAAATCAAAACCTTTAAAATCGTTGTTTAGTAAGTTTTTAGTTTTTTGTAAAAACTCTTGATGTTTTTGTTTAGCAGTTTCTTGCTCTTCATTGTATCTATTGAAAAAGTCCATAGCTTTTTGTTGGTCTTGAGTTACGCCTGGTCTCAACTTGATCTCATCGTAATATTTACTCTTAGTTTCCTCTAAAAAGTTTTTGGCTTTTGCAATTTCTTCTTTGTACGCAATTTTTGCTTTGCGTATTTCTCTTTCATCGTCAAGTTCTTCATCATATGAAAAATCTTCTAAGATGATATTAATATCCTCATCGTCTAAATGAGGTTTTGTTTTTTTGTAATATTCTTTTAACAAAGCGTTTTCATTAACATTAGAATAATCACGGTTTAATCTAACGTAATCTTCTAAAGTACCTCCAGTTTCTTCCATAAAAGATACGAGCTTTTCGATGTTTTCTGGTAACTTAGTTCCAGATTTTTCTTGACTATCTAAAGCTTCACCTAACTCTTGTTCTAAATCTTGTACTTCTTCTTCAGTTATTTCTGTAATTTCAGCGACTTCATTTTGAACGGAGCTTTGTTGTTGTGATACTTCTTCAACCACTTCCTGTACAATTGGGGTTGGTTCATCTGTAACCACGTTTGTTGTTTCTTGCTCTGTATCGGCATTTGGTGTTGTTTTTATTTCTACTTTTGTAACTTCAGGAATAACTTCACCTTGATCTTTTGGTGTTTCGTTAGGTATTTCAACTCTTGTTATTTCATTTTTTTTACCTAAGTTTTTAGGTTTTTTAGGCTTAGACTTTATTTTAAAGTCTCCTTCTTGTTTTACTTCTGACATAATATAATATAATTAAATAATTTGTTTTTATTTTGGTTCAAAAGATCCTAAGTCAAATCCACCTAAAACATCATTACCTGATGATTCAAAATCTTTAGGCATAGTATCATTTTTTCTTTGATCTATTAACTGAGATTGCTGTGTAGCTTGTATCTTAGTTCTTTTATCTTTTCTATCTTCTTTTTCTTGCTCTTTATTCATTTGAGCATTTGCTGTAACTTGAGCTAGTTGCATTTGATAGTTAAACTCCTCAGCCATTAATTGTTTCTTTATCTCAGCTTCTTGTTGCATTTGCTGTATCTTAAACTGAGACTTACCTTGCTCTATCTGTAACTCGGTTTCAGCCATAGCTTGTCGTTTTTGAACTTCTGCCATAGCAGCTTTTTCAGCAGCTTCAGCATTCGCTTGAGCTTGTGCTTGTATATTTGCTTGCTGTTCTTCTAATCTTTGTTTTCTTTTAAGCTCTTGCTTATGTTTTAAATATTGATTAGCTAGTTTTATATTTTTAATATCTCGTATATCTATAGCGTCACTTAAATCTATACTCTGCGTCTGTAAAGCAATTTGTATATTTTGCTCTAACATCTGCTTGTCTTCTTCATCTGGTTCTAAATCTAAGAATATACCAAACTCATGAAGGTTTAATTCAGATATTTCTTCTAATGTCGCAGTGTTAACAGAATTTATAGCATTCATTAAAGCGTTTTTAGTTAGAGGGAAATCTAAAGCGTCAGCAACTCTTAAACTTATATTTTCACATGTTCTTAATGTAATGTACATTAAAGATTGTAATATATGTTTTGTAGCAGTATTAGAATTAGCAGCGGCTAACTTCTGTAATCCTACTAAAGAATCTTTAGCTGGCATACTACCATCTCTAGCTTCATTTAACCCAGTAACATCCCTTATCATTTGTAAATAATACTGATAAGTCTGTATTAATGCTTGTATCTTATTAATTCCAGATGATGATTGTAATTCTTGAATAGGTACTTTACCTCTGTTAGGATCACCGTCTTGAGTTAAAGATCTACCAACTATACTACCAGTTTGGAAATACATATTAAGAGCTTCTTGTGCATTGTATGATGTTCCATTACCTAAGTCAACCTCAGCTAAACCATCAACGTCTACAAATACACCATCAGGAACCATTTTAGATAAAACTTGCTGTATCTTTAAATGTGTTATCTGAATCATATCAGCAAAGCCAATACACTTACTAACTAAGCTATCAATACGACCTTTGTACATTCTAGGAGCAGAAATACAATAATTCATTTCAACTCTAGTTTGATCACTGTATGGTCTAGTCATATTTTCAGCTAGCTTCCATTCTAACATTTTGTCTTGACCAAGAATCTTAGCACCAGAATATAAAACTTCAATAGATCTACTAACCTTTTCGAAATTATCGTTTTCTGGCGGGTTAAAAGTATCTGGTTTTTCTAAAGCTTTTTCTAAGCCTTGATCAGTTTTCTTTATTTTAAAAACTTGATTAGAGTACGTTTTATATTCAAAGTATAAAACTTGAACATTATCATAGTTATCGTCTTGACCACTATACTGTCTATTGTAACTAGATACTGGAGATGTTTTTTGTATTTCCTCTAAGTCAGAGTCTGTAAGATGTGAAAATTCTTTTTTAAGTTCTTGTAAAGAAACACTTTTAACTTCACCAACGTAATATATATCATCAAAGTTAGGATCTTCTGTATATGAATAAACTAAATTAGCTGGATCAACGTAATCTACAGTAACACCCTCTGATAAATTAAAACTAGTTTTTGTAGCTCCAATACCTAATATAGTTAAATCTTGAGCAACTCTCTTTTTTATTTCTTCATATCTATTAAACTCTAATACGTTATCTATAACCTCTTCTTCTGCTATCTCTATACTTTGCTTGTAGTTAAGTTGTATATATAAGTCTAAATCTTCTCTTGTTTCTGGTAAGTTATCAGGATCATTACTCGCGTATAAGTCTAAACCTACCTTTTGTTTTAATTCTTCTAATAATTCTTTAGCTTGAATATCTCTTAATACGTTAGCGGCAAAATCTGTTTTCTGTTTCATAGCAACTGGATCAGTTGCAAATGTTTTTATTTTGTAACCTTTATCAACCATACCGTTAACTACAATGTCAACGAACTTAGATAAAACAGCAACAGGTTGCCAATCTAAATTAAGATAAGATAAATCACCATTAACAGATAATTCATCTTTATATTTTTGAACAGATTGTTCTCCTCTAGCATATAAACGTAATCTATGAAAGTTTTGCCAGTTATTACCAAACCTACCACCAGCACCAGAACCACTGTCACCACGAAACCATTCATTTTCTATAGCTCTACCTACTTCATAACCATATTCTAGAGTTTGCTTTTCTGCATCAGGTACTACCTGACTAGGGAAAGAACTATTTACACTTTTATAAATCATTTATTATATTATTTTTGAAGTATATCCTTTGTTGTCGTATTTCTTAAAATTTAAAACAGGTTTACTTTTGTTTTGTTTGTACACCGGTGTGTATTTATTTTTATTACAAGCCATTATAGCTAAACCAGAACTTATAGTTGCATCAAACTTTGTTCTATTATTTATATCAAACCTCGACCAATCTTCTAATGTTCTTTGAAAATACATTTGACCGTAACCTCTTTCAGTTGCACCTATAAAATCATTTATATAAGATTCTATAGCTGCAGCGTGAGCTTGTTTAATATCTTCGCTAGAGTTAGGTATTCCACCTATTTCTTTTTCTGTAACAGATAGCTTTGAATATATTTTATCTGGTCTATTTATTGAAAATCCTCTGTAACCTCTTCTTTTAAAATAATACAAAAGTCTAGGTTTGTTATTTTCAGCTAGTATTGGCATTCCATAAAAAACACAAGCCATTAATATATCTTCAAAAAATATCTCAGCAGTTTGAGGTCTAGCTATGTACTCTAAAAAAAACATATTAGCAGGAGCATCTTCCATACTAAACTTAGTTAAACCGTGTAAAGAACCTTTAGAACCTCTACTATCTACAGTACCTGATATATCGTAACTATCACAACCAAAAGCGCCAACATGCTCGTTACCAGGGTATTTTACGCCATTTTTAATTATAACTTTATTCTGTAATTCAGCTTTAGGGATCCAAGTAACTAAAAATCTACCATCTTTGTTAGGTATAAACTGTACTTTAGTATCTTTAACTCCATTAACCCATTGAAAACTACCTGCAGTAACTTGTTTACTATTGTTTAAGTCTTCATTATAATCTATCTGTTCGTATATTTTAGTTAAATTAAACAAAGATAGTTTAGCCTCATCTCTAAAAGCGTGTTTTTCCGTTCTTGGAAACTGACGATAGTATTCGTTTAATCCGTCTTGATCATTTTTTAATCCTTCAACTTCGTTTTCCCAATGTTCTATAACTCCTTGAGATATAGTATCACCGTTAGAATCTAAAACCTCCCCTTTTGGTTTATTGAAGACTGGTACGCCATAAGCATCAATGAATCCTTCGTAGTTCCATTCCATAGGTATGAACAAACTATATAATCCTGAGCTAGTCTGGCCATTGCGGTTTCTACTTGTGACGTCTGATGCATAATATAATTTTTTAAAATTCTTACCTCCTTTATCTAAAGCGTTTGATGTTGAACCCATCATACACTTACCAACAATTCTACTACCTAATCGCAAACAAGTTTTTGTAACTCGCCAGTTATTTAATATGTTATCAGGTCTCTCCCATTTACCACTTTCATCATGAACTAGTAATCTTAGTTTTTCACCATCATAAGAGTTATCACCTGTGTTTTTCCAGTCAATTGTTGTATCTAATCCGTCTAACTCTATTTCTTCAACACCTTCGTTTAGTTTTCTTCTAGTTAATTTAGAAGCTGGAACTCTATAAGCTAATTCAGTTTTAGGTCGATCCATACCGTCTTGTATCGGTTTAAAAAAGAATGGATAGTTTATACTAATAGGTACAACCTTATCTGTAAACATTTTCTTTGCATCAGCACCAGATTTAGATAATATACCGAATCTAGCATCTGAAGACATTGTGGCTTGATTAACTGATTCTGACGAAGACATAAAACTAAATCCAGAACGTCTGTTCTTCAAATAGCACATACCATAACATCTAATATCAGCTTTACAAGCTTCCCAAAATATAAAAAACAATCTATTTGATTCTCTAAAGTCAGCATAACCAACATCTATTTTGGACCATTGTAAGTACATATAGTGTGTACCAGTTAGGTATGTTGATTTTCCGTTGTTCTTAAACCAAAAACCTTGTTCACGTCTATTGAACTCTGTATCTATATAATCATACCAACTTTCTTTGAAATCATCACTTCGCTTCTCCCAATCGAAAACGCTTTTAATTCTAGAAAGTTCCTTAGGGTATTCTAACCTCTTCCACATCTGTTCTTTTTTAATATCAGAACAGCTGTAAACTTCTTTAGGTGCTTTAGGTAGAGCTATTTTTAGATTTTGTATTTCTATAACTTCACCTACAGTTCCGTCTTTACTTATTATAACAACGTCGTGTTCAGCATCATAACCATACTTCCACTTCTTATATCTGTTGTTTCTTTTTAATATAGAAGGCTTTATGTGTTCTTTTAATGTCTTTACAAGAGTTTGTTCGTACATTACTTAGATCTTCCTTCTGCAAAACCTCTAAACACTTTTTTGTTCTCAGTATCTTTAGGTTTTTCTTTTAGTAAATTCTCTTCCTCTTCTATACGGCTCAATATTTCAAAAGCATCGAATATAGCTAGTTTTTTAGTAGCGGCTGCGTTTTTTAATCTATCAGCACTTATGTCGTCATCAGAATCTACAATAGCTTCTTTAGCTACTTTTATAAGTTCCTCAACTGCTTTTTGCCCAGCTTGGATTATATTCTTCTTCGTCTCCTTTGTATTCATGCTTTAATAAAATATCATTTGATTCCATACAGTAAACTCTCATGCCATCTATAACAAACTCAAACTCTCTATTTTGTTTATAGCTGACTAAGTCTCCCTCGGTTATTTCTAGATCTTCTAGCGAACTATTACCGATTTTTAATATACCAATACATTTTTGCTCTTTATCTAGAGAGAATGGATCAGTATTTTTTATAGGCATTACAAAACACCTATTACCTACAGCTTTCCATTTATCTTTACTTTTGTATAGATAAATTTGATCTGGTTGACAGAAGTATGTATTATCTTTGAATAGCTTACTACTGTCTACAGCTTTACCCTTTTGATTGTAATATCTTCTGAATACGTTATGATGTATTACTATTATATCACCTTTTTTTATAGGTGATTTAAAAGCTGTTGGTGTAGATATTACTATAGCTTCTCTGCTAATGAATTTAAAGTTTTCTATGTTAGAGTTTGTAATTAGTTTTTTATCACCAATTTTAACTTCATTATCGTATCTACCATTAACTGGTTCTACTATAAAATCAAAAACACTTCTCATTAATACTCTAAATCATACTCAACAGATATTGCCATGTTAGAATTAAATTTCTTCCATGGCATTACCTCGTTGTTTTTCTTAATGTATATGTTATAAGAGCAATCAGATTCGTCATAAAGTATACTGCATATTTCGTGTCCACCATAAACATTTTGGTTAACTGAATAATGCATAGCTTCGTTCTTATAATCCGCGCCTATGCTTATTTTTCTTATAACAGTAGACATTTTTACTAATCTTTAACTTCTTCAGCTTCTTCAACGATTTCCTCGTAAGTACCATCTTGTAGATTAATACTGACTTTACCGTATTTGTTTTCTAAAGCTTTTTTATTTTCTTCAATTTCTTGATCAACTCCAGCTAAAGCGTGTAATACTTGATGTTTTTGAGATTCTAACACCCCAACTTGAAACACAGCTTGATCTTGTTTACTTTTTAAACTTACTAACTGTTTTAACTCTTCTTCTGTAATCTTGTTTTCCATTTGATTTAATTTAATTGTTTTCATTTATTTATTATTACCTGATTTTTTATTCTTTTCCCAAGTCCTACCTACAAAGTATGCTCCATATACGGTTATTAATAAAGATTGAAATATAGGCACATATTGCTCTGCTACTTGGAATCCTCCAATATTCCCGTCAAAGAAAGCTAAAATAGTAAAAACAAACGTTAAAAACACTAAAACCAAAGGTCTAATGTTTTTAGACAAGAAACTATCACTAGCCATATCAGCTTTCCAACGTTCGGTGACTTGCTCTTGAGCATCACTATCAGCTTTTTCTAGTATTTCTTGTATTTGTTTTTTAATTAAAAGTTTTTCTTCTTCTGTAGTAGTAAGCTTATCAATAACGCCACCAATATCTTTAATGACACCACCGGTAAGCCATTGAAATATTTTTTTCATTTACTTTTTATTAAGTTTTTTACCAGGTATATCACCCATTTTTGTTGGATCTTTTTTATCGCTAGGACCATCTGTCATATACGCTGGAGACTTCATATTTAAAGGTATATCTTTACCTGTTTTAGGCATATTACCTCTACCTGGTTTCATTTTAAAAGGACTTTTCATTTCTTTGTTTATTTATTTATAGTTATTTACTCTTAGCGTATGCTTCTTTTTCCCACGGAAGTCTTCTGTTACCTTCGTCCATGCTTTTTCTAGAATACTTTTTACCTTTCCAGTAAACGTTTTTATCATCATAAGTTAAATCTCCTCTATTGATTTGATCTACGTGGATTTTTTCGTGATCAATTACTTTTTTCTCTTGTAAAGGTGAAAGATTTTTATTTATAAGTATAGAACCATTTTTGTTGGCCATACCTAAAACACCATCTTCCATATCAACTCTATATATAGGCGTGTTATCTATTTTCTTATCTGAACTCCTTAGTTTAAAAGCCATATTACCATTTAACTTTGTTAGCCCAATACGCTGCAGACATTTTACCTTTCTTAATGTTTTTAGCGTGTCTAGCTTGAAATGATTTTCTTCTAGCATTAGATTTAGCATCTTTCTTTTTTCCAGCACCACTAACTCCTGCTTGACCAAATCTAATTATTTTCTCCTTACCGTTTTCACAAGCTTTTACCACATGCGACTTACCACCACTTACTTGAGCTTTTGGCTTGTTACAAGGCATTTTAGACTTGTCTACTTTTAACAAAGGACTTTTACTTGACTGAATGTAAGGCATAACTCTATCCTTTAGCTCTACCAGTTATAGGACCGTTCAATTGCCCACAACCACAATCACCAACGCATCCACAAGGTTGCATTACTTTTAATTTCATACCTTTTGCTCCAGAGCTAGATCCTTTTGCGTGAGGTCTACCCGCTTGACTTAAAGGTCCGTCCCATAAAGTATTTTCACCTACTTGTCCTTGTGCTTTTTGTTTCATATTTTCCATATTTTTATTTTTTATAGCTTCCGCAACTCTTTTTAAAAAAAGGCGTATTTTTACCTAGAGATTGTTGTCTTTGTTCAATTGTACCCATAACCGCATTACCAATACCTATACTTTTATCTCCAAAAGGAGATACTAAACTAGAAGGCTGTGGTGGTGTTACAGTATACTCTACTGGATTACCAGTTAATGGATCAATTTTATATTGTTCATTCATAATTATCTATTTTTATCCCTGTTAACGTTTTTTATTGATTTTATTAATACTTTATCTGTGTATGTCAAGCCTTTCATAATACTATTTCTTTTAGTACTTGTAGGAATATCTTCATGTCCTAGCATTATTCTGTATATTCTACTTATTAATTGTTTACCTTTAAAAGAAACTTTATATATATGGTACTTTTGCGTAGTTCTATTTCTTTTACGCCAAACCGTTATCCAACCTTCTTTCAACAACCTATTCCATCTCCTATTATCCCAACTATAAGAATACGTACCTGTTTTAAAATCTTCTTTAGTAAACATATCTGTACAATCAAGATATATTAAAAGCTCTATATCAGCATCACTTAAGTTATTATTTCTACAAGCCCATTTACGTATTATTCTATAATGTTTTAAAAGATTAATATCTCTTATGTCACTAGCTTCTAACCTCATAAAACGACAACAACATCTCTAAGCGTAATCACATAAAAAACTTTTTTATCAATTTCTATTCTATGACCTGCATGCATATCGTAATAAATAGAATCACCACTTTTAACACCTTTAACCAAGTCACCACAGTTTACAACTGTAGCTTGTTTATACCTAACATCTTGCTTTTGACTATTAGCAAGTAGTAAGCCACCCTTAGTTTTTGATATAGCCTCTTCTTTAATCTTCTCGATTAATATATTATTACCTACCGCTTTCATCACCAACTCTTAAGTTATTAATAACACAATCTGTAGATAATATAGTTGTTGCTACAGAAGCAGCGTTTTTTAAAGCGCTTTTAGTAACAAGTAAAGGATCTATAATACCGTTTTCTACCATATTAACCATTTCACCAGTCATTACGTCAATCCCTAAGCCATTATATTTTGAAATAGACATATCAACACCAGCGTTTGATAAAATCTTCTTAAAAGGCGCTAAAATAGCTTCTAACAACACTTCTTCACCTATGTTATTAGGTTTAACATTTGACCAAGCATCTAAAAGAGCAATACCACCACCAGCTACAATACCTTCTTTTACCGCTGCTTTTGTTGCGCATATAGCGTCTTCAACTCTATCGGATTTTTCTTTTAACTCTATTTCAGAGTTTGCACCTACTTTTACTACAGCAACTTTACCTGATAGTCTTGATAATCTTTTTTCTAATCTAACAACTTCACCAGGTGCTTTAGCTTCTTTTAATTGTTTTTTAACTTCTTCTATAAGCTTTAATACTTCATCTGTTTCAGTGTTAACTTGTAGTATTGTTTCGTAATCACTAGTTATACTTTTAGCGCATCTACCAAGTAAGTCTGGATTTATTATTTCTAGATCATCACCAAGGTCTTCATTTATTATTGTTGCACCAGTTAAAACAGATAAATCAGATAAAGTATCTTTTTTGTTAACTCCATATGTTGGAGCATCGATAACGTTTACCTTGATATTTCCTTTAACTTTATTCATAGCTAAAGTCGCTGTTATCTTAGGATCTAGGTCACCTATTATTAAAAGAGATTTGTTATTTGATATAACATACTCTAAAACAGATTGTATTTGTCTAATAGACTCAACAGGTGATTCAACTAGTAATACTAATGGATTCTCTAATTCAGCAACTCTTTTTTCATTGCTAGTAACGAAATGAGAATTTGTAATACCTTTTTCATATTGAACACCATCAACAAGTTCAAATGTTGTATCCTCAGTGTCAGTAGGTTCCATTACTACAACCCCATTATCGCCGGCAGCTTTAAAAGCTTCACCTATTACTTTTCCAAGTTCTTTGTCATTGTTACAACTTATAGCGGCTACATCCATTAACATGTCTCCACTAACTTCTATACTTTGATTTTCTAAGTATTTTATTACTTTTTCTACGGCTGAATCAATACCGTTTTTTATTAGCCTTATGTTGTTCTTTTTAGAAGCTTCATAAGCCGTGCTTAATATTGAGTGTGCCAGTACTGTAGCTGTTGTTGTTCCGTCTCCAGCTTCTTTCACAGTTTTTCTAGCAGCTTCTTTTAGAAGCGTAGCACCCATATTTTCAACAGGATCTAATAAGATTACAGAATCAGCAACAGTTACACCGTCTTTTGTTATAACAGGTTTACCGTTTCCGTCTTCTAAGATCACACATTGACCACCAGCTCCTAAAGTGGAGCTGACGGCTTTTGTTAATTTATCTATACCTTTAAATATTTTAACCTTGGCATCATCACCAAAGTTAAGATTTTTAACAATCTTATCTGACATATTTTATTTAATTTAATTTTATTTCGTGTATTTTTTATTATTACACGGTTTGTGTCAAAATTACTCTTGTTCTACAGGAGCTTCTTGCTCAGGAGCAGGATCATCACCTATTGTTAATGTAACTGAAGAAGGTGTTATTAAGTTGTTTATCTGTGACTCAATGCTAGACTCAATAGATAAAACTTGTTCTTCACCCATAGCTGACTTTGTCCATTCAACAACTTGTTCATTTGTAAGTTGGTCAAAAGGTATAAAATCAGTTATATCCTCAGTGTTTAGTGTTTGTGTACCAATATTAGTACTTGAGTAAGGATTACCTTGAGGATCAACTTGATCCGAAGTACCTGTTACTCTCCAGTGTACGTTGTACACTACATCTGCTTCATCTCCTACTATAGGGTAAGCGTCTACTGTTTTGCAATTCCATGCGTAATTAATCATAATTTTCTGTTTTTACTTATTAATATTTATTTATTTATGTTATTTTTGTTACAAGTTGCTCCACAACTTTTTGAATTAGAATGCACATCCAGCATCTGTACCTGTAACTACTCCATTTGAACTCACAGCTACAGCGCTTCTTGACGACGCAAGCAACCTCCACCCATTACTACCAAAAAATAATCCATTATGCGGTGTTTGGCCTAAACTGTCTTCGTAAATAGTATCACCCAAATCAGGTTCGAGACCAATTCCATCATGATAGTAAGTTGTATATGTAGTATCTGAACAATTAATGTTTGATACTTGGAAATATTTTTGAGTAGTCATTTGAAAAGCAGTAAAAGTAGGTCCAGCTCCGTAGTTTCTAAAATTAAGCAAGCTGTTCTTACTACCTTCATAATTAGGATCCCACTCGCTAGGACTTTGCGCATTAGCAATAAGAATAAGAGTGTCTAAATCGTTTTTAGAAGGATCAACCTCAAGCCTAACATCCTCAAGTGTAAACGTTGTTGTATTAGGTACTGCCATTATAATCCTGCTTTTTCTAACCTAGCTTCTAACTCAGCTATTTTAGCAATTAATAAATCAATATACTTTACAGATTTTAAACCTTCTTCATCTGTTTTTACTAACTCAGGGTTTGTTTCTTCTAACTCTTGAGCTATAACACCATAACGTGTCTCTTTACTATCCTTGAACTTATAAGACCTCCATTTAGCATCTACCTTTACATTTAAATCTTTTATATCTTCCTTTAAAGACGCGTCAGAACTTAATATAAAATTTGTTGCTTTAACATTTCCAGATACTTCTAACTTTTCACCAGGACTACCTGTCCCAATCCCAACGCGGCCACTGCTGCTATTTATAATTACATTATTTCCAAGCTGGTTTATATATAAAGGCTTAGAGCTATGGCTTTGTATAAAACTATAATTTGTGTTTCCCCCTATTTTAAGGTTTGTTCCGCCAGTTGTTCTTAATTCTAAAACACCCGTAGAAGAATTATCATCACCTCCTTCAATAGTTAATTTAGCTCCAGGACTAGTCGTCCCGATACCGACGCGGCCTGAGGTATCCATAACTAGTTTTGTACCAGTTGTTAAAGAGTCACCATCATAGTCAAAAGCAATCTTAAACTTTTCATCACTAGAGTCTATCCCAACTGAATAAGCTCCACCACCGCCTTCGTCATAAAACCTCATGAAAGCATCGTTAGGTGTTCCACTGTCAGATATTAAAGATAATAAAGCGCTAGAGCCGCTATCTCCTCTAACTTCTAATTTAGAACCAGGACTAGTTGTTCCGATTCCGACGTTGCCGTTAGAATCAATACGCATTCTTTCAGCAGAAGATGTATGTACCGCTACCACAGTAGGAACAGAACTTGAAGTTGTTCCTATGTTTAGTTGATTAGAACTGGTAAGTTGTACAATTGGTATGTCAGCATTGTTGGCTGCATTCCTCCACATTAACTGACTGTTATTTGACAGCTTTATATTTCCGTTTACATCTAGCTTTTGTGTAGGGACTGTGTTGGATAGACCAAAACGCCCGGTGTTTGTCATGGTGAATCCATAGCCAGATACACCTGGATTGAATATCCTAAACGAGCCGTCGTTTAATACTATCAAACCATACTCGTCACCGTTTCCGCCCTTTAAGTTGTATGATGCGTTTGTACCGTCTACAAGAATCCCATCAAATCCTGAGTTTAAATTGTTTAATTGAAACTTAACCTGAACGTCACTTAGATCTACATGTAATGGGGCGGCTGGACTCGTCGTTCCAATACCAACTCTTCCTGTATCAGTCAATGACATCATAGTACCAACTCCTGTAGTGGTTTTACCCATATAGAAGTCAAGTCTTGCTGAGTCTGTTCTTACTACTGAATGCGTAGAGTAGCCTTCAAATAGAGTACCTTGAATACCAGTGCTAAAATTACCAAAACTTAAAGTTGAAGTAAAAATACCGTGATTTAATCTAGATGTTCCATCTAAGTCTAAATAATATGCAGTATTTGATGCGTTTATAACGTTCCCTGATAGTCGTATGTTACCGGCAACATCTAACTTTTCACCAGGACTCGTTCCGATACCGACGTTACCTGAGGAGTCAATCTTCATCACCGTAGATGACCCAATTAAGAATGAACCGTTATCACCAAGGCCAATTTGCGTAGCCGCACTAGTGTAGGCGTAAGCACCTAATTTAATAACGTTGCCGCTAGTTATAGTTAATAGCCCATAACTAGAACCGCTGGTGTTTTTACCAAAGATGGTTTTATTATTATTTAGATATATATTACCTGAAGTTAATAAATCACCCGTCAAAGGATAACTTGCTCCAGCTGAAAGTGGTAAGTAAGGACCACCTATAATACTTGATCCCGAGCCATCAACCCAGTCAATACCTGTTCCTGTAGAGATTAATATTTGGTTAGAATTACCTGAATTACCATCACCGTCAAGTAATCCCGCTTCTATTTGTAAATCTGTATTTATTTTTTTAATTGCCATATATTATGCGTATGTTGAATTAATTGCTGCACCAGATGCTTCTACAGTTACTCTTGGAGTATACGATTTAGTTCCACTAGTTGATTTAAATGTAAATGTTATAGTTGACCCGTTAGCTGATGCTACTACATCAAAGTCATTTGTTCCCTCATCTATTACTTTATTTGTAATCCACGTACCCG